TTCCACGGGGTAGCCAGTGCGCTGTGCTTTCAGCCAAGCGTAGATGTTGACGCTGACGTCGGCCTTGGACAGATCCTTGCCGTGCAGGCCACCGCCAGTAACGCTGTCGCCCATGTCGCTGCCGAGCTTCCGATTGGTAGCGCCAGTATCGACATCGGGGCCGCCAGTCCAGTCGCCCAGGGGGTTGACCACGGCCTTGGGGTACAGAGCCTTGAGCAAGGTGGAGTGGGAGTGGCTCTGGCAGATTACCAGGTCATCACCATTCAGGATGTACTTGCCGTCATAAGGAGACATGGCATAAATCTCCTTGGCAATGTGGGTGAGTTTGCGCTGCTCCTCGGTGACGGGGATGCCCTTGAAGATACCGTTGTCGCCGCAGCGGATGCCGTCCTTCTGGTTGTTTGCCAGATGGGTATCCTGGGGGACGATTACCACATCAGCACGAATATCACCGGCAATGCGGTGAATGGCCGCTTCCACTGCGGTAGTGTCCAGAGGAGCGGAGGTCTCAATAATCGCATGGCAAGTACCGTGACCAATAAGCACCTCAACAGCGACCTTGGGGTCGTCCTGCGTGGTGTAGGCCAGGTCAACGATTGCTCCTGCGATGCGATCAGCCACCTTGTCCGGGTGGGAAGGATTTACTTTCTCAAACATTTCATTTTCCTCCTTTTCGGGTGTTGAGTAGTCGTTCCATCAGGTCATCCTGTGGATTGGAGCCGCCGAACTCTACCGAGCAGTTTTCCTTCACAATCTGGTAAATCTGGTACCAGCACTGGTTGGTCTGCTTCATGTAGTCGCGGCTCATAGATACATAGGGGGATGCGATAGCATTTCCTGTGGTGGGGTGTTTGGCTAGGAAGCCGTACTCAGAGATGCACTCCTCGCACTGAATCCAACGGGAAACTGACATGGCGTACTGCTCAACAAGCTGGCTGTTTACCAAACTGTCACAGCCGCGGGCCTTCAGCCACGCATAAGTCTCTCTGTAGACTTCCTCTGCACACAGGTCTTTGCCGTTTTTCTGGGTGGCCGTCAGATACGACTTAATCGGCGGAACATCCGCACCTTCGATTTCGGCAGGCTCTGGCAGCACCATGACATTGGCTGCTCGACCGTCTGCAATCTTATCCACCAGGGCCTTCGGCTTTCGCCCTGCACCCGCTCTGGCACCGCCCCTGGCAGTACCGTCCTTTGCCAATCCGTACACCTCCTTTGCGCGGGACCTTTAATACCCCGTTTGAAATCGGATTTTTGCGTAAATGACCCCGGGCCGCTGCCCGCGAGGCCAAGCCGTAGAGATTTGACCGCCCCTACCGCCTGGGCTGACGGTCGCCAATGTCGAAGTGGATCTTGGTATGGCAAGACCGACACAGAGACATTAAGTTGCTGCGGTCGTGTGTGCCGCCTTTTGAGATTGGCAGCTTGTGATGCACCTCTTCGGCAGGAACGAGCCGTCCCTCTTGCTCACACATCTCACACAGCGGGTGGGCTGCCACATACCTGTCACGGATACGCTTCCACGCTCTGCCGTAAGTCTTGTTCACTTCGGGAGCTCGCTCATACTTGTTGTAGTTTCTGCGCGCCACAGCTTCGTGGTCGGGACAGTACTGCTTGTCAGTAAGGTTGGGACAGCCGGGATAGGAACAAGGTCGCTTGGGTTTGCTAGGCACTTGGACACCTCCTTCCGGGCATAAGAAAAGCCCCGTGGGCTTGCACCCACGAGGCTCGTCTATGTTGTTTTCCTATTTTACAGTATAGCGCAGGGTTATACTCTCATTCAATCACATTAGATCTCAAATGAATGCCTGAGGCTATTGATTTGTGGCGAAAAATGTAATATTATTGTTGCACAAAGAAGTGCATATTCTATGAGATACTGCATAGGATAGTAAGGGAAATTAATTCACCCGTGGCAATACGTCGAAAGTGTATTGACTTTTTGGCGCGCCATGGTATAATAAGGGTGTAAATAATTTGCCAGTTTGTCCTCCGGTGTCCTTCGGGCCCGGGGGCTTTTTAATTGTAGGGAGAATCTTAATGGCAGACAAAGAATATAAAACATACAGACAGTTGCTGACCATCTTGCGCAGTCGAGGGATGGTTATTGGTAAGGGCTCTCAGGGCTCTCGTGTCATGCGCATTCTCGAAAAAGAGAATTACTACAATGTTATTAATGGATACAAGGATTTGTTCTTGGACCCTACATCTACGCCAGCCGCCGAAAAGTATAAGGCGGGCACAACGTTTGACGAGGTGTATGGGCTGTACAGTTTTGACCGAGAAGTAAGACATATCTATCTGAAGTATTTGCTCAAAGTAGAGAATGCCTTCAAAACGGTTTTGGCGCATGAATTCTCTGCGCAGTACGGGCATGATAATTATCTCAAACTTGAGAATTTTTACACAGGCCCTTCTACAGATAATAATGTTTTGCGTAGGATTGCTAATACCAATCGTTTGGACATGCATGCCGACCTCCCTCAAATTCAGCATTTGAGTGCGGAGGAAAACATCGGTACCATCATAAAACTTATGGGTGATATTCAGCAGGAAATCGCACGACAGATGAGTAAACACCACCAGGTTGTTACTCATTACATGTCAGAGTATGGCTATATCCCCTTGTGGGTGCTTGTGAATGTTCTTACTTTCGGAAAGATTACGAACTTTTATAAAGCTATGAAGCCCAATGATAAAATGAGTGTCGCAAGAATGTTTGGAATCCCAAGTGATGAATTGCACAAGTACATGGATATGTGCAGCTTGGCGAGGAACAAGTGCGCTCATGACGAGCGGTTTTTCGACATGAAATTCCGTCGCAGGCTACATACTCGCAGTATCGCAAAATTCAATGTTTTGGGCCTTGTTAGAGACGCAAGCGGATCTTATCCTTCGGGGACAAACGATGCTTATGCCATAGCCATTATCTTTGCTATGGTGTTAAGCAAGGGGGATACAAAGGAATTTGTGGCTGCAATGAAAGCTGCATTTGCTAAACTTGCTAAACAGTTGCATACTATTTCTATTGACGACGTTATGCAAATTATGGGCTACAATAGTACGTGGGATAATTTAATTAACCTTAAATGAGAAAGTCGCCAGCTGATTGGGGAAAACAGCTGGCGATTTTCTTTATTCTTCAGAGGGGAGGACAATCATCTTCAATGCAGCATCATGCATTCGGAAAGTGTGTTGCATGCTAAATGAAAGGTCAACCGCTATCTGCTCCCACGATTGGAAACATAAATACCTTTTTTCTAATAGAGTTTGATACTCTACATTAGGGATAGCTTTGATGAGATTTCCAATCTCACGTTTCAAGTCCACAAGGGTGTCGATGTCGTGGTTAATCTCAGCCTGCAGGTCGACAATCTTGCCCACAATATCGGCCATTTTGGAGGTGGCCTTATTTGGGTTGTGGGGCATGCCAGACAGTACCGATGTGGCGCTCGTTGCCAGATAATTCAGCTGTTCGACCTGCTTGATTTTGGCGTTAATCCGCGCATCCAGGTATCTGGCCTGGGAGAGGTAATCTTTAGCGTTCAAATTGCGTTACCTCCTTCAAATCTGTCGAAAAGTGTCGAATAATGTAGTTCTTCCGTTTGGCACGGGCAATTTCGGCCTCCATGCCGGAAGAAATGCGGTTGCCGAAAACCCAGACCTCGTGACACTTGCTCATCAGGACATTGCCGAAGAACAGGCCGAGATTTCGCTCATCGGCATCTGCATCATTGAGGAATTGGGGATACAGCAGATGGGGTGCGACCGGGATATAGCCCTTTTCGACAGCGAAGCGGCAGTATCTGCGGGCAGCCTCGGTGTTGGCCTCGATATCTCCGCTATAGGGAGAACACACATAGACCAAAGGCCGGAACTGCCGCTTTTCCGCCCGCTCGATATTGGTAAGAGCCTGGTATGCCGTAGGATCTGCATACCGTTCGGCGTTCAAGTAGCTGATGCTCATGTAGTGACCTCCGTTAAGGGTTCAATTTCGATGTAAATGCCACAGGGCTCATCCGACCATCGCTTTTCGATGACCTCACGGGCAACCTGGGCGTCATCCTCCCAGAAGCCGACTCGCGTCATGCAGTCTTTGAGCAGCTTCTGGAGGTTGTCTGTATCCGGCTTGGTAATCCGCCAGGCGCCGTGGGGATGCGTCCCTCTGGGGAACAGCCACAGCACTCGCAGCGAAAGGCCACCTTTCATCGGCTCCGGGGGCCGGTGCTGCGCCAGATATGCGGAGAGCAGCTCCTTTGCCGACTTCACGGCGGGAGGGTCGTAAAAGACGGGCTTGCCGTTAACGACCTTGACCTTCCGCTCCTGGGCGGTTGCCGTAGGCGGATGTATTGCAATGAAGAAATTCATGTTGTACCTCCAATCTGGAAAAGCGCCTAGTCCCGGTTCGTTATGGGGAAAGGCTAGGCTTTCAGCCTTTCCCACATGCGTGACCGTGAGGGAACGAAAGTTCACTATATAAGGCCTATTTCCGTTTCCAACGGAAAAGCGAAATTTTCCGTCATTCATTTTCCGTTATTAGGGCGACCGCACCCTTGCGAACCTCGTATCGGTCTTTCATCTCATTGAGCCTGTCACGGACGCATCTGGGGGTGAGTCCGAGGTACTCCGCCATGTCTGTGACCGTCACGATGGGGTTACAGGAGCAGGCCTGGTATGCTGCGTCAATGGAGGAGCGGCGCTCGTCAGAGGTGGTGTATTTTTTGCTCTTCGACAGGTTGGCCATAACACTGCCTTCTGCGAATGCCCGGTCAAGTTCGCCGCTCGTGTCGATTCGGTGGATGGGGTACTCGAACCAGAAGTTGACGGGCCGGATGTTTTCAAACTCACGCAGGCTGCTTTCCAAGCGCCAGGCGGTTGCGTTGCCGTCCCGGAGGTTGTTCATCTGGTCTTCAGTCAGTTCCAACTGGATCATGTCAAGCTGGGCGTCCGGGTCGCGGGCAAAAACACCTGACCCACTTGCTCTGTCCATCGCTCTCTTGGCACCCTGTGCGCCCTTGGAGTGGTGGTGGCAGTAGATGGTAGCGCAGCCGGTCTCGGTGCAAATCTTATCGAACTGATTGCAGAACGCAGCCATGTCCGAGGCATTATTCTCATCACCCGTGATGACCTTGTAGATGGGGTCGACAATGATGGCGTCAAAGTGCTGGTCGCGCACACGGCGGATGAGCTTCGGCACCAGTTTGTCCAGGGGGACAGCGTAGCCGCGGAGGTTCCAAATCACGATGTTGTCGGCATTCTTCTGCTTGTAGCCCAGGGCATCGTAGATTTTGATAAACCTGGTGATGCAGCTGGCGGGGTCGATTTCCAGGTTGACATATAGCACACGGCCCTTCTTGCAGGAGAAGCCGAGCCAGGGCATGCCTTCTGCTATGGCAACGCACAGTTCCATGAGGGCAAAACTCTTGCCTGCCTTGGAGGAGCCGGAGATGAGCATTTTATGACCGCAGCGGAGAACGCCTTTGATGAGTTCATCCGGCAGCCTGGGCGGTTTATCCTTGAAGCTGTCCAGAGAGACTAGGTCGGGCAGTTCGTCAGAAACACCCTCGGCGAAGTCGAGCCAGTCCACCCAGGACTTGCGCCCGATGTTAGTGGCCACCAGATACTGCCGGTTCCCGTTGCGAGTCACACCGGGCATGCGGGAGAGGCGGGACGGATTGCGGTTCTGCTTGTCCACACGCAGGCCGTTCTTTTCGAGGAAGTCGTAGAGGAACTCCACTCGTTTACGGTATTCGGTGTAGTCCTGGGCATCCACACGAACGATGGCATGGAGGCTCTTGCCGCCAGAGTGAACCAGGCAGGCAATGGGCAGCTCCAACTTGCGGTACATGGCATCCTGATCGGTGATGGGCATGGTGTCCGACTCGACCAGAGCGTACTTGAAGCGGGTGATGTTATCGTTTTTCACGCCTTCGCCGTCTACGGGGTTAAAGCGAATCCAGGCACCGACATCTTTTTTCCAGTCTCCTATGGTGGCCCCCACATCATTTGGATGCTTCCGCAACGAGGCAATCAACTCGCCTGCGGTGCGAGTAAACACACCCTTTGCCGGAACCCATCTGCCTTCGTTGTCCTGCCAGACATCGTTGGTGACATAGCCGACAAAGTCATCCTTGTCGTAGAGGGTTTCCAGATAAGTGATAAGTTCCTGGGTGGGATTCCAGGTCTCCGGGGCCGAGTACTGATTGAAGCTGTCGCCGTCATCCATGATGGTGTCGTTCCAATCCAGGGCGGCACTCTCGCCATAGGTAGTCCACCCGTACTCCTTGGCCATCTGGACAATGCTGCCCCCAGTGATGGGGGTAGCACTGCCTCTGAAGGTGGCCCACTTGCGCTGGCATTCGCCGGGATGATAGCGAGGGTCGTTCCGGCTCCAATCGTCCCAGATAGTCCAATCGAAACCTTCGGCTTTAAGGGCCATGCCGACATTGACCCACTCCTGATAGGAAACCGCTGCCACATCGATATGCTGCAGCGCCGATAACACATTGCTCATAAGCGTACCTCCAGATTAGGGACGATAGTTGCCTGGGGTCAGGCCATACGGAATCCGCCAGTTATTGGCGGCCAGGCGGGTGATAAGTTTGCTAGCGGCTTCAAAAGACCAAGTACCGACCTGGCGGAAGCCGTAGCGTTCCAGGCAGCGGATTTGTTTGGGTGTGGCCAGGCCCTCTTCCTGTCTGCGGACAAGGCGGTCGATGAGCAGACTTGCCTTGCCCATGTTCTCCACGGACTCAGCGAAAATGCCACGCTTCTCAAGGAAGTCAAGCTGTCTGGCGGAGGGCGGTGCCATCTCCCAGGCGAAGGTAGGGACATAACCCACGAGATCCTCCGCTGCAATGGAGAGTGCGTACTGGAGCGGGTCAACCAGTTTCCGCTTCCGCTTACGCATCTCAGCCAGTTCCTTGGCCAGAGCCTCCTCGCGCTCGGCAAGCACATCACGCTCGGCCTGCTCTTCAGCGTCAATGAGGTCGATACCGTCACCAGTGTCCATCATCTTCTGGTCAATCTTCCTGGCGATTTCGGCGTCCTTGGAAATGAGCGCCGAGGGTCGACACAAATCGTGTCGTTCCGACATCCAAAGGAAATCTAGAAGGAGCAGATGCTCTTTACCGGGGAAGAGGCGCATGCCGCGACCGACCATCTGCTGATACAGGCTGCGAACCTTTGTGGGACGCAGAACGACCACACAATCCACAGCGGGACAGTCCCAACCTTCCGTCAGCAACATAGAGTTACACAGCACCTCATATCTGCCGTTTTCAAAATCACGGAGGACCTCTGCCCGGTCTTCGCTATTGCCATTGACCTCGGCAGCCCGGAGCCCGTAGCCGTTGAGGATTTCACAGAATTTCTGGGAGGTGTGGATAAGGGGCAGGAACACCACGGTCTTGCGACCTTGGCAGTATTGGGTCATCTCACGGGCTATCTGATCCAGGTAGGGCTCCAGGGCAGAGCCGATTTCGCCGGAACTGAAGTCGCCGTTTGTGACCTTGACCCCAGAGATATCCAACTCAAGCGGAATCATCTGGGCCTTGATGGGACAGAGGTATCCGTCCTTAATGGCCTGGGGCATGGTGTATTCGTAGGCCTTACTGTCGAAGAACTGACCGAGGTTTTTCATATCACCACGGTCGGGGGTTGCAGTGACGCCGAGGACGTTCGCTTTTGAGAAATGCTCCAACACACGCTGATAGCTGTCGGAGAGACAGTGGTGTGCCTCGTCCACCACGATGTCCGTGAAGTAGTCCCTGGGGAAACGAGCCAGTCTCTTCGGCTGCGCCAGAGATTGAACGGAGCCGACCGTGACGGGCATGTTGCTGCCCAGACTGGTGCTTTCGGCCTTTTCCAAGGCACA